GGCCGTCCGACTTCGAGCTCTACGGCTACCGGCGCGGCCTGCCGTCGGCGTTCGGGTTCTACACGGAACGGCATTGGGACCGGCTCGCCGGCTGGCTCGGCACGCGGCTGCGCGCCGCGCTCGCCAAACGCAAGGAGACTGCGGCATGAAGAGCAACTGGGCGCGTGGCGTTCAGGCGATCGGCGCGCTGGCGCTGGTCGCCTTCGCGCCGGCGGCCGCGCAACCGCCGGCGCCGCGCTACGAGCTGCATTATTCGCCGGCGGAGAACCTCGAAGCGATCGACGTCGCGACCATCGACGGCGCCGGCGATGCCTTCGACGGCGCGGCGTTCGTCCTCACCGACGTTCCGGTGATGGAGGCGTTGACGCGCGCCGCCGAACGCGGCGTCCGCATCCGCCTGCTCGGCGACGCGCGCCAGGACCGCCCGCGCGGCGAACGCATCGACGCGGCGCTCGCCGCCCTGATCGCCGAGCCGACCGTCTCGATCAAGGAAAAGCGGCGCGGCCCCTGGATGCACCTCAAGGCCTATGTCGTCGACAGCGAGCTGCTGCGCTTCGGCGCGGCCAATTTCACCGCCGGCGGCGAGAAGCGCCAGGACAACGACCTGATGCTCACCGACGACCCGGCGCTGATCAAGGCGTTTCAAACCGAGTTCGAAACGCTGTGGGACCGGCCTTAAAGCGAGGGAGCGCCTGACATGCCGACCGTCGATGAAATGGGACGCGAGGCGCTGATGGCGCTGGCGGCGCGCCATTCGCCGGCGGAGCGCGCGCGCGCCGAGGCCGAGGCGCGGGAAGCGCGCGCGGCGATCGCCAAGCGCGATTACGACCTGATCGCGGCGGAAAGCGTCCGCCTGGCGCGCCAGGCGCGCGAGGCGCTGGGAGCGCCCGGCGGTCATGAAGCGTTCGAACGCGCCAAGGCGTTGCACGGGGCGGCCGCGACCGCCTTCCTCATCTATCGCCGCCGCCAGCTCGCCGCCTGGCGCGCCCGCCGCGCGGCGCAACGCGTCGCCAACAGCGGAGAGGCGCGATGAAGATCGCCGAGCTGATCGACGAGGCGGCGCTCGACGCCATGGAGCGCGAGCAGTGGGCCGCCAACCTGGAGCGCTCGATCGCCTTCGGCCATGTCAAGCGTCCGCTTTCCGACGTCACGCTGATGCGCTCGCGCTTTCCCGCCATGCGCGCGATTGTCCGCGCGCTGAAGCTCATCGCCGCCTGGCGCGACAAGCTGCCGGCCGAATTCGTCGCCGAGATCGAGAGGGCGCCATGACGGTCCGCGTGATCCTGACGAGAAACGCGCCGCCGGCGACGCGATGCGAGGATCTCGACGCCATCTACTGCAGCGTTAAGCACCCGTGGCTTTGGCGCGGCGGCGCGCGTCCGAGGAGCCGCCGTCGCGCGGCGGTTCTTTCTCGCCGTCGCCGCCAACGCGCCCGCATTGGTGACGAAGGGCGAGATGATCGACGCGCTGTGGGGCCATCGGCGCGACGGCGGTCCGGACGATGTGGAGTCCGCACTGAGAACCCTCGCCGTCGAGGCGCGCCTGATCGGCGCGGCGCTCGGCTTCGTCGTCGAGACGCACTTCGGGGTCGGTTACAGCGCGCGGCCGGTCGACCGGAGGGCGGCGCCATGATCGTCAACGTCTCCGATCATGCGCTGGTGCGCTTCCTCGAACGCGCCGGCGGCCTCGACGTCGAGACCTTGCGCGAGACGATCGGCCTGTCGCTTTCGCGCGCCGCGGAAGCCGCGCGCGCGATCGGCGCGGCTGAGTGCGCGGTTCACGCCGACGGCCTCACCTACGTCCTCAATCGCGGCGTCGTGGTCACGGTTCTGCGCGACGACGCGGGCGTCCGCTGCAGGAGGCCGGGGCGGTGAGATGAGATACGTTTGGCTCGCCAACCTCTATCGCGAGATCGCCGAAGGCGCGGGCCTGGAAGCGGCGCTCGGCCTGGCGAGGGCGCGCGGGGGCTTGCGAATTTCGGTTCCCCGCAACCCGCGCGCCGCGCCGTGGCTGACGGCGGCGATGGGCGAGAAGGGCGCGGCGCTGATCTGCGATCTCTACGGCGGCGAGCTGATCGACCTGCCCGCCGACCCGGTCTCGGGCCAGGGCCGCAACGCGCGCGCGCGGCGCATCCGCGAGGCGATCCGCGAAGGCAAGCTGTCGGCCAATGAGATCGCCGCGATGGCGGCGGTGACCCGCCGCGCCGTGTTCAAGGCGAAGGCGCAGTTGCGCGAGACGTCGCCGCAGCCCGATCTCTTTAGCGTGCTTTGCAAAGGCGAAGCGCGGCGCTAAACCACGAGGCTCGCCTCGACCGATCGCAGGGGTGAAGTTGTTCACCATGCTTTCGGGACGACGCCGCTCCTAATCCTCGTCGCGACAGCCGCCAGGCGGCGTCGGCGCGGAGCGGAGCATGCCCTTCGACATCAGCGCATCCTTCCGGCCGCCCGATCTCGTCGAGGCGCTCGCCGTCGCCTGGCTCGTCGTCCAGATCATGCTGAGGATGTGAACCCGTGACCCAATTGGCCCCCGTCAAGCAAGTCCCGTCGCCGAACTACACGCCTGCGCTCATCGCGCACGACCTCGTCATCGTGCATGACATGGAGGGCGGGTACGAAGGCTCGGTCGCGTGGCTGTGTAAGCCGGCGGTGAAGGCCTCGGCGCACATCTGCATGAATGCCGACGGGACAGAGGATACCCAGCTCGTCCCGCTGTCGATGAAGGCGTGGGCCGAGTGCGCCTTCAACGGGCGCGGCGTCTCGATCGAGGTTCCCGGTTTCGTCGCCAAAGGCATCCCCGACGTCACCCTCCGCGCACTCGCGAAGCGGGTCGCGTGGCTGCTGCGCTTCTACGGCATCCCCTGCCAGCATGCGGTCGGCGGCCAGGGGCGCGGCTATTGCATGCACCACGATCTCGGCGCGGCGGGCGGCAATCACGACGACATCTGCGCGATCGGCTCCGCGACGTGGACGATGTTCGAAGGCTACGTCAGGGCGGAGTACGCCGCCTTCGGCGACGGCCCGCTGCCGACCTGGGCGCTGCATGGCCTGCCGGGCCCGCACCAGGTGGAACTGCCGCCCGACGTCGAGCCGACGCCCTCGCATGGCGGGAGCCCACGCAACGAGGACGGCGACACGCATGCGCACCCGACCGCATCGGGCTATCCGCACGGCTCGATCGCCGACCTGCAATGGCGGCTGCGCAAGGTCGGCGCGAACCCGGCGCTCGGCGTCGACGGAACGGAAGGCGGCGCGACCCGCGCCGCGCTCGGCGTCTTCCAGCGCGCCGTCGGGCTGCCAGTCACCAACGATATCAATCCGGCGACCTGGGTCGCTCTCGATAAGGCGACCGCGTGAAAAAAGCGCCGCCTTCGCGGCGGCTTTCAACCCCCTTCAAAGCAGGAGTTCGTCATGAAAGCGCTCAAGGGTTTCCGGACCGTCGCCTTCGGCCTGTTCGTCGCCGTCGCGCCGGCCGCGGTCACCTATTTCTGCGGCGTCGATTGGACGACGCTCGGCATTTCGCCGGGGGTCGCGGCGGCGCTCGGCCTGGTCGTCGTCGGCCTGCGCGCCGTGACCAGCACCGCGATCGGGCAAAAGTGAGATGGCGCGCGCGCTGGCCGGCGCCGTGAGCGACCCGGGCGCCTCGCATCCCGAACCGCGGATAGAGACGACGGGGACGCTGGCGGCCCAGAGCAGCGCCGCGCGCTCGTTCGCCGTCGGCGACATCGTTCGGTTGAACTCGGACCGCGTGCACATGACCGTTCGCGCCGCCGACAGCGGCAAGATCGGCTGCCAGTGGCACAACGCCGACGACGATCTGGTCGAGTTCGACTTCGATCCGCGCGAGTTGACGCTGGTGCGCCGGCGCGCGAGCGAGGCGAGCTGACGTCATGCTGTCGCACGCCGACCTCGCCGATATCTGCGCGCTTGCCTATCGCGGGCCGCAGAGCGTGACGGTTTCGGTCGACGCGCGTTGCTGCCTCCTGCCGCGCGGCCGGGAGCTGGTCGTCGTCTGCCCCGGCACCCATCTCGACGATCTCGCCGACTGGCTGCGCGACCTCGACTGGCGCCCGGCGCGCTTCGACGAGATCGGCTGGTGCCACCACGGCTTCGGCGCCGGCGCGCGCGACCTGTGGGCGGCGATCCGGCGCGAGTTGCCTCCCGACAAGCGCATCGTCTTCACCGGCCACAGCCTCGGCGGCGCGCTGGCGCTGGGGCTCGCCGGACTGCATGTCACCGAAGGCCGATCGCCGCAGCCGCGGCTGGTGACTTTCGGCGCGCCGCGCGTCGCCTTCGCGCTCAACTTCGCGCTTCGCCGGCTCGTCGCGCGTGGGACGCTCGAGTGCGTCGAATACCGCCGTCGCGGCGACCCGGTTCCGACCGTTCCGCCGCGGCCGATTTTCAGGCACGCGACGCGCGGCGTGGCGATCGGCGCGCCGCTGCCCGAGCCGCCGGGCGCGATCGACGAACTGGCGGCCAAGATCGGCGATCACGCCCTTCAACTCTATCGGGCCGATGTTCAAGCTTTGGAAGCCGAAAGGATGAACCCATGTCGTTCCTGAAAACCGCCGCCGTCGCCGCCGCGTTTGTTGCGGGGATGGCGCTTTCCTCGTGCTCGAGCGCGCAGCAGACCGCGTTCGACAGCAATCTGACGACGACGACGCAGGACGTGGTTGCGCTCAACAACGCGCTGATCACGGTCAACAACACCCTGATCGGCAACGCGGTGGCGCAGGCGAAGTTGCTCGCGCCCTATCAATGCGGCGCCTACGCGCTCGCCGCGGCGATCATCAACGACTCCAGCGCCGAGGCGAAGGTGAACGCCTTCCTGCAGAAGAGCGTCGCCGCGAGCGTCGCCACCGTCGCGGTGAAGGACATCTGCGCCGCGCTCGGCCAGTCGACCACGGTCACGGCGGCGCCGCCCTCGTCGACGACCGCAGCCGCGTCCGGCGGCTAAGCGCTCGCCGCGGCAGGAGAACCGCCATGGCGTTGACCATTTCCGTCGCCGAGGTCGAGGCCGGGCTCAAGGGGTGGGCGGCCTTTCCGATCGCCGATCTCAAACGCGCCTACGACGAGCGCTTCGGCGATCTCGCGGACGACGCGAAGGCGATCGAGGATGTCGCGGCGCTGCTCGCCGCCTTCGGCGCGCCCTACGCCGCCGAGGTCGGCCCGATCCTCGCGCTGGCGGGCCTGCTGCTGGCGGTCTCGTCGCCGGCGGTCCCCGGCGACCCGGGGACCTATCCGCGCGCGGGCGAGCGGACCTATGTCGGCCAGCGCGACGAAGGGTGAGAGCGAGGGGACGCGATGCTGGAATGGAGCGAACTGTGGCAGGCGGCGACCGCGCTCGGCTCGGTGGGGGCGCTGGCGCTTTCGGTCTACGCCATTCTCACCGCCCGCAACCGGCGCGACGTCGGGGAACTGATCGATACGAAGAACCGGCACGAGACGCGGTTGGCGAAGTTGGAGACCGAGGTCGCGCACCTGCCCGGCGTCCAGACGGTGCACGAGCTGCAACTGTCGATGACGGAGATGAAGGGCCAGCTCGCCGTCATCGTCGAGCGCGTCGCGCCGATCCAGGCGATCGCCGAGCGATTGCAGGAGAACCTTCTGGAGCACGGACGGTGAGCCTTTCCGAGATCATGGAGCGCGAAGCGCGCCTCGTCGTGTTGCGCATGCTCGCCGAGCAGTCAGACCGGCGGCTCAATTCGTCGCTGCTGCGCGACGAGCTGGCCGAACGCTGGGCGATCAACCGCACGCGCGATTGGCTGCACGCGCAATTGCGCTTCCTCGCTGACGTCGGCGCGATCCATCTGACCGAAGCGGGCTCGGTGCTGATCGCCGAAATCACGCTCCGCGGCCTCGATCATGTCGAGCGGCGCATCGCGCTGGACGGCGTCAAGCGGCCCTCGCCGCCGGAGATCTGAAGATGGGAACCGCCGACCGTCTCGGCCGCGGGCGGTTGTCGTCGCTCGACCTCGCTCCCGAAGAGGCGCAGGACGACATCATCTGGGCGATGGGCGAGCTCAACCAGCGCAGCCGGACCCAGGCCGACATCCTCTCCGAGCTCAACGGGCGCCTCGCCGACAAGGGCTGCCCGCTGATCAGCAAGAGCGCCTTCAACCGCAAGGCGATGCGCGTCGCCGCGGCGGCGGCGCGGCTTTCCGAGCGCCGCGCGCTGTTCGAGGGCCTGGCGCCGCAGTTCACCGCCGAGCGGATGGACGAGGCCAACGTCGTCATCGGAGAATTGATCAAGACGCTGATCACGGAAATGCTCGACGCCGACGCCGGCTCCTTCACGCCCAAGGGGGCGATGGAGCTGGCGCGCGCGCTCAAGCACAGCGTCGAGGCGCAGACGATCTCCAGCGAGGCCAAGCGCCGCGCGCTCGACGCGGCGAGCCGCCAGGTCGGCGCGGCGGTCGACAAGGTCGCCAGGGAGAAGGGCATCACCGCCGAGACGCGCGCGCGGATCATGGAGCAGCTCGGCGTCATCCAGAGGGCGTCGTGATGTTGGCCGAGGGACAAGCCGCGCCGGCGCCGGCGGATGATCGGTCAAGATATGCGCTGATTGCGCGAGCGCTGGCCGGTTGCTCGTTCCTGCCGGGCTGCTGGGACAAGCGGTTCGCGCGCGACATGGCGTTCATCGCCGAGCATTCGCGCGAAAAGGACTTCAGCGAGCGCCAGCGCGTCCACCTGGTGCGTCTCGCGCACAAGTATCGCCGCCAGCTCGCGACTGCGACGGTCATGCTCGCGCAGGATCTCGCCGAGGCCGCCGCCGAACGGCGCGTGGCCGCCGGCCTTGGGGCGCTAGCGGACTTCTCGCCGCGCGAGCGGCCGAGGCGTCCGAGAACGAAGAAGGCGACGGCCGCTGCGCTGGCGGACCCCACGCAAGGGGTGCTGCTATGAGCGCGCTCCCGACCGCCGCCGAAATCGCTTCCGCCCGCGCGATCACCGAGCAGGAATGGGCGCGGCTGCGGCGCGACTCTCTGGTCGCCGGACCCGGCCTCGACGCGCGCGCTTCGCTCGACAAGATCCTGCTGCCCTATCAGCAGCGGCTGCTGGCGACGACGGCGCGTTATCGCGTCACGGTGGTCGAGAAGAGCCGCCGCACCGGGGCGACCTGGGGCGTCGGCGCAGAGGCCGTGCTGACGTCGGCCTCGGCGCGGTCCGAAGGCGGCATGGACAGCCTTTACATCGGCTACAACCTCGACATGGCGCGCGAGTTCATCGACTGCTGCGCGATGTGGGCCAAGGCGTTCAACGAGGCGCTGGTCGAGGGCGGGGTCGAGGAGTTCCTGTTCGACGACGGGCCGGACAAGGCGATCTCGGCCTTCCGCATCCGCTTCGCCTCCGGCTTCGAGATCGTCGCGCTGGCGTCGCGGCCGCGCAGCTTGCGCGGCCGCCAGGGCTTCGTGATCATCGACGAGGCGGGCTTCCACGACGAGCTGCAAGCGCTGATGAAGGCGGCGCTCGCCCTGTTGATCTGGGGCGGCCGGGTGCTGGTGATCTCGACCCACAACGGGGAGGGCAACTACTACAACACGCTGGTCAAGGAGGCGCGCTCGGGGACGAAGGGCTATGGCTTCGTCCGCTTCGATTTCGACGACGCGCTGAAGGACGGGCTCTATCAGCGGGTGTGTCTGCGCACCGGAGAAGCGTGGAGCGTCGAGGGCGAGGCGGCCTGGCGCGCCGGCATCGTCCGCGAATACGGCGACGCCGCCGACGAAGAGCTGTTTTGCATTCCCAGCGAGGGAACGGGAACGTGGCTCCCCGGCCCTTTGATCGAGGCGCGGGCGCGGCCGGGCATTCCGGTGCTGCGGCTGACGCGGCCGGCCGAGTTCACCCATTGGCCGGCGCATTTGCGCGAAGCCGACGTCGAGGCGTGGTGCGAGCGCGAGCTGCTGCCGGTCCTGAAGACGCTCGACCCGGCGCTGTGGCACTATCTCGGCGCCGACTATGGGCGCGTCTCCGACCTGACGGTGCTATGGCCGCTGGCGATCGCCCGTACGCTGCGGCGCGTCACGCCGTTCGTGGTCGAGATGCGCCGCATCCCGTTCGACCAGCAGCGCCAGGCGCAGAAGTACGTGATGGCGCGGCTGCCGCGTTTCGGGGCGTCGAAGCACGACGCCACCGGGCTCGGCATGTCGCTGGCCGAGAACGCGCAACAGGACTTCGGCGCGCTACGCTGCGAGGCGGTCAAGTTGACGGTCGAGTGGTACCGCGAGAACGCGCAGCCGCTTAAAACCGCTTTTGAAGACGACGCGATCGACATTCCGGCCGACGCCGACATCGCGTCCGATCTTCGTCTCGTCCAGGTCAAAGGCGGCGTTCCCTTCATGCCGGCGGTAAAGAGCGGCGAGGCGAAGGACCGCCACGGCGACGCGGCGGTCGCCTTGATGCTCGCCTACGCGGCGACGCGGGCGACGATGATCGCCTACGATTACGACAGCCCGCGCACGGCCCGCGAGGCGCGCCCGGACGAAGACGAAGACGAACGGCGCGGCAAGGAGGGGCTGTGGTGAGAGGGCGGTCGAGAACCACCCGCATCACGCTCGGCCCGATCCCGGCCGCCGAGCTTAAGGAGGCCATGCGTCGGCTGCGGGAGGAGCGCGCGCGTCGCGACGCGTGCAAGGAGCATCAGTTCGTCCGCGTCGCGCAGGAGCCGCCACGCTGGTTCTGCCCGCGCTGCCAGAGCCCTGCCGACGTCGATTACGTCCGCGGCTTCGCCAGCGGCGTTCTCGCCGCCGGCGGCGACCCGGCTTCCTTCATCGCCGACTATGAGACCTGGCCATGATCACGCCCGATGCGCCCCGAGACATGATCGCCGAGGAAGACCGGACCGGCATGCACGGCCCGTCGCCGGTGCTCGGCCCGGACGGCCAGGACGCGCGGCGCTATCTGGCGCTGAAGGAGCGCGAGACGCTGAAAGAGGAGATCGCGCGGCCGGAACTCATCGGCGTCCGCGCCTTCTGGGACCAGTCGATCGCCTCCGGCTTGACGCCCGAGCGCATGGCGACGATCCTCAGGAACGCCATCCGCGGCGACCATCGCTTCTTCCTCGAGCTCGCCGAGGAGATGGAGGAGCGCGACGCGCACTATAATTCGGTGCTGTCGACCCGCAAGCGCGCGATTTCGGCGCTGCGCGCGGTGGTCGAGCCGTCGAGCGAGAAGCGCGTCGACAAGAAGATCGCCGACGCGGTGCGCGACCTCTTGGGCGAGCCGCAGTTCCGCGACATGCTGCGCGACCTCACCGACGCCTTCGGCAAGGGCTACAGCGCGATCGAGATCGTCTGGGGCGAACGCGACGGGCTTTGGCGGCCGGCCGCCTACAAGTGGCGCGACCCGAAATACTTCACCTTCGACTTCGTCTCGCGCTCGGAGCTGAGACTGGCGGTGCTCGGCACCATCGACGGCGTGGCGTTGCCGCCGGCGAAGTTCATCGTCCACAAGCCGAAGCTGAAGAGCGGCATCCCGATCCGCTGCGGCTTCGCCCGCCTGGCGGCGTGGTCGTGGATGTTCAAGACTTACACGCTCAAAGACTGGATGGCGTTCCTCGACGTGTTCGGCATGCCGATCCGGGTCGGCAAGTATCACCCGGCGGCGACGGCGGAGGACCGGCGCAAGCTATTGACGGCGGTGTCGCAGATCGCCGTCGACGCGGCGGCGATCATCCCCGAGAGCATGGCGATCGACTTCATCGAGGCCAAGGGGTTCGCCGACAAGCCGTTCGAGAACATGGCCCGGTTCATGGACGAGCAGCTCTCGAAGGTGGTGCTCGGCCAGACCATGTCGACCGACGGCCACGCCGGCGGCCTGGCGCAGGCGAAGATCCACAACCTGGTGCGCATCGACATCAAGGAGGACGACGCCGACCAGCTCGCGGCGACGATCAACCGCGACCTGGTGACGCCGTTCTGCGCGCTCAATTTCGGCGCCGACGCGCCCAAGCCTTACGCGATTTTCCCGGTCGCCGAGCCGGAGGACGTCGCGGCGCTGACCAATTCGCTCGCCGCGCTGGTGCCGCTCGGCCTCAAAGTGTCGATGCGCGAGGCGCGCGAGAAGGTCGGCTTCGGCGAACCGGACCCCGACGAAGAGTTGCTCGCCGCGCCGGCCAGCGGGGGCGCCATCCCGAAAGCGCAGACGCCGGCGCAGCTCGACCGCGCCTGGAACGGCGCCCGGCCGCTGGCGCTCAACGCCGAGGACGGCGGCTCGGCGGTGGCGCTCGAAGAGGTCGAAGAAATCGCCGCGACCGGCGCCGAAGACTGGGCGCCCCAGCTCTCGCCGATCGTCGCCAAGGTGCTGGCGGCGGCGCGCGAAGCCAAGAGCTACGAAGAATTCGTCGCCGCGCTCGACCGGCTCGCCGGCGAGATCGACGCCGACCCGCTCGCCAAGCGCCTGGCCGCCGCGGGCCTGAAGGCGCGCGCGCTCGGCGATCTCGGGCTCGGCAAGGCTTGAAGCGATGGCCGACGCGTTCGACCATCCGCCCGCCGAGGTCCAGCGCTACTTCGACGCCAAGGCGCTGAAGCCGAGCTTCGACTGGCGCGATTTCTCTTTCGACGAGCACGCGACGGCGTTCACCGTCGCCAAGAGCGCCGGTTACGACATCCTCGGCGACGTCAAGGACGCGCTATCGAAGGCGATCCGCGAGCGCCAGGACTTCGCCGAATTCCGCGCCGGGCTGGAGCCGCTGCTCAAGGCCAAGGGCTGGTGGGGGAAGGCGCCGGCGATCGACCCGGCGACCGGCGAAGAGCGGATCGTCCAGCTCGGCTCGCCCAGGCGGTTGCAGACGATCTATTGGGCCAACGTCAACTCGGCCTACGCCGCCGGCGAATGGGAGCGCGTCGAGCGGACGAAGCGCGTGCTGCCCTTCCTGCAATATCTGCACACGATCTCGGAGCATCCGCGCCCGGAGCATCTCGCCTGGGTCGGGACGATCCTCAGCGTCGACGACCCGTGGTGGAGCACGCACTACCCGCCGAACGGCTGGGGGTGCAAATGCCGCGCGCGCCAGCTTTCCGACGCCGAAGCCGAGCGCTTCGGCTACGTCGCCGACGATCCCGACGAGCCGCCCGACTTCGGGACGAAGACTTTCGTCAACAAGCGCACCGGCGAGGTCGAGGAAGTGCCGGTCGGGATCGATCCCGGCTGGGCGCAGAACCCGGGCCAGGCGCGCAGCGAGAACGCGGCGAAGTTCATCGCCGGCCGCATCGACGCGATGAGCGAAGAAGCGCGCGCGGCGGCGGTGGCCGATCTCGCCGACTCGTGGCTGATGAAGCGCATCGTCTCGGGAATAATTCCGTTCGACCCGACCTCGCGCGATCCGGCGGTCATCAACCGCGGCAAGATCGCCGTTCCCTTCGCGGCGCTTACGGCGGAGCTCGCCGCGGCGATCGGCGGCGAGGCGCGGGCGGTGATGCTGTCGGTCGCCGATGCGACCAAGCAGCTCGCCAAGCGGCGCGACCGCGCCGGCGCGCCGAGCGTGACGGCGAAGGACTACGCGATCGTGCAGAAGCTGATCGACGCGGGCGTGGCGCTCACCGAAGGCGCGCGCGATCTCTTGCTGATCGGAACGATCGAAGGGCGAACCTGGCAGGCGGTGATCCGCCGCGCCGCCGCCGCGCCGGGGGAGCTCTACCTGAAGAGCCTCTACCCGGTCCGCGCCGGCCGGCTCGAAGCGCTGCAGCGGCGGGCGAACGCGGTTCGTGAAGGGGAATGAAGGCCGGGGGAGCGTCGCCTCCCCGCGGGCAGAAGCCCGGCTCAACGTCTGGCTCGGCCGAACGGGAATATACGCCCGCCGGCGGCCGGTTTCAAACCCCGCCGAAAACGCCCCAGGAGCGGCGCGCCGATCGGATACGCAAGAGATCGTAGCAGCCGGGTCGGACTTTGCCGTCTGGGCTTAAAATTCCCGTTTCAACGTCGATCCTGCCGGGACGGCGCCGATCGATTTTGCCGCGTTTGGGGCGGGAAGGGGCGAGACGCCCTCGAGGGTGAACAATTTCACCAGAGCGGCGACGCGGCGCGTTCGGCCAATTAGCCACGTGACCGAGAAAACCGCAACCCCCTCCCATGGACTGGCGCTGAACTCGGGCGAGGGCGTGGCGCTGGCGCTCTCATCCGAGGGCTCGGCGCTGGAGTGGGTGCAATTGCTGCCGGCAGGTCCCGTCCTCAAAGGCCGCGACGGCCGCCAGTGGAAGGTCAGCGATCCGGCGCGCCTGGTCGCGCAATTCGCCCCCCCGTTCGTCGTCGACTACGAGCACGCTCAGGACAAGCTCGCCGTCAACGGCAAAGAGGCGCCTGCCGGCGGCTGGGTCGAGGCGATGGAGCTTCGCGGCGGCGCAATCTGGGGACGCGTCGACTGGACGCCGCGCGCCGCTAAAGCGATCGCCGCGCGCGAGTACCGCTTCATTTCCCCGGTTTTCACCTATTCGCCCGACGGCGAAGTGCAGGCGCTGATCGGCGCGAGTCTGGTCAACCGGCCGAACTTCGTCATGACCGCTCTCAACGCACAGGAGTTCCCAATGCTCAAGGAAATCGCCGCCGCGCTCGGCCTCGCCGAGACGGCGACCGCGCCCGAGATCGTCACGGCGATCGGCGCGCTTAAAGTCGCGACCGCGCTCAACGCTGAGCAGCCCGACCTCGCCAGGTTCGTGCCGCGCGCCGATTATGAGCTGGCGCTCAACCGCGCCACCACCGCCGAGGCCAGGATCGCCGCCGACGGGAAGGCCGCGCACGAAGCCAAGATCACCGCGGCGATCGAGGGGGCGGTTCATGCGGGCAAGGTCGCGCCGGCGTCGAAGGATTTCTATCTCGCTGCGTGCTCGACTGCCGAAGGCCTCGCCGCCTTCGAGAAGTTCGTCGCCTCGGCCCCGAGCGCATTCAATGAAATCGTCAACCCGGCCACCGGCGGCGCCGGCGCCGACCAGGTCGCGCTCAACGCCGAGCAGCTCGCCGTCGCCAAGGCGCTCGGCCTCGACCCAAAGGCGTTCGCGGCGGACATCGCCAAGCGCGCGGCGCAACGCGAAGCCGCCTGAAGCCTGTTGGCGGCGCGCGCCAAAGCCGCCGCCGTTGAAACCCGTTTGAAAGGCAGACCATGACCGCTCTCGTCGCCTCCCGCCTGATCAAGGAACTCGCCACCGTCACGACGCGGCGGTTCCCCGTCGCCGCCGGCGCCGCCGTCTGGGAAGGCGGCATGGTCGCCCTCTCCGGCGCGGGCGCGGCCGCGGTCGCGGTTCCGGCCAGCGCCAATCCGGCGCTGAAGGTGGTCGGCGTGGCGCAGGCCGACGCCAACAATCTCGCCGGCGCCGCGGGCGCGATGACGGTCGACGCCAAGGTCGGGACGTTCTTGATGAACAACAGCGCGACCGATCCCGTCGCGCTCGGCGACGTCGGAAGCCCCGTCTACGCAGTCGACGACAACACCGTGTCGAAGACCGGCGCTCCCGCTTCCGGCAGCCCCACCCAGCCGCAGGCCGGCTTCCTGTGGGCGATCGATCCGAGCGGCGGCGTCTGGGTGCGCTTCGTCTAACCAATTCGCCGTCGTCGACGGCCTAACGGAGTTTCCTCATGGCGCCTCGCCCGATTACCCCCGCCCTCCTCGAAGCGATGTTCGAGGGCTTCAACACGCGTTTCAACCAGGCGTTCGCCGGCGTCAAACCGGAGTGGGGCCGCGTCGCGATGGAGGTGCCGTCGAGCGCCTCGGCCGAAAACTACGGCTGGATGACCCAGGTGCCGCGCATCCGCGAATGGCTCGGCGACCGGGTCATCAACTCGATCAAGGCCTACGGCTATCGCATCGTCAACCGGACGTTCGAGTCGACGCTCGGCGTGCCGCGCGAGTCGATCGAGGACGACACCTACGGCCTGTTCGCGCCGCTGTTCTCCGAGATGGGCCGCTCGGCGGCGCTGTTTCCCGACGAACTGGTCTTCCCGCTGCTCGACGCCGGCTTCGCCACGCCGTGCTACGACGGCCAGAACTTCTTCGACGCCGAGCATCCGGTGCTCGACGCCAACGGCAATCCGCAGGGCGTCTCCAATGTGCAGGCCGGCGCCGGTCCGGCGTGGTTCCTGATGGATACCACGCGCTACGTCAAGCCGCTGATCTACCAGACCCGCCGCGCCTTCGACTTCATCGCCAAGACCGACCCGCGCAGCTCCGACCGCGTGTTCATGCAGAAGGAGTACGTCTACGGCGTCGACGCGCGCTGCAACGCCGGCTTCGGCTTCTGGCAATTCGCCTACGGCAGCCAGGCGGCGCTCAACCGCGCCAACTTCCGCGCCGCGCGCGCGGCGATGATCAACCTCAAGGGCGACTACGGCCGCCCGCTCGGCGTCAAGCCGAACGTGCTGGTCTGCGGCCCGTCGCTCGAACAGACGGCGCGCGACCTGATCAAGTCGAAGTTCCTGGCGGTCGACGGCGCGCCGGGCGAAGCGGCCTTGGTCGGCGCGGTCGGCGTGATGGACAACACCGACCAGGACATCGTCGACATCTTCATGAGCCCCTGGCTCAGCTGACGAATAGCAAGGGCGGCGCCGGAGATCCCGGCTTCCGCCGGCGGGGCCGCGATCGGCCCCGCCATCCCCTCCCGAGACAGAGAGCGCCATGGCCAACGATCCCAAGAGCAAAGCCGCCGCTGCTGCACCCGCTGGCAAGAAGGGCGAGACGATCACGGTCGTCGGCCCGGTCGACGGGCGCTGGCGTGGGGGGACGAAGTTCGGGCCGACGGCGATCGTCGTCGATCTGTCGACCATCACGCCGGCGCAACTCGCCGCGATCGAGGGCGACCCGCTGTTGAGCGTCAAGCGCTCTTAAACCGCGCCGCGCGCGGAACGCGTCCCGCGCGCGGCCAACGCCGTAACCGGCCTTGTTTCCCACGACCGCCCGCGGCGCGAGCCGCGGGCCTTCCCGGATTTGCGCCATGTCCTACGCCGCGGAAGCCGATCTCGACGCCAAATGGAGCCCGGAGCTGGTCACGCTCGCGGCGTGGGACCCGGCGGCCGAGGCGCGCAGCAGCGCGCGCATCGCCGTCGCGCTGGCGGCCGCCAGCGCCGTGATGGACGCCTACTTCGCCCGCCGCTACGCGCTGCCGCTCAATCCGACCGCCGACGGCGCGACGCTGCTGACCAATCTCAATTGCGACCTGGCGATGGGCCAGCTCTCCAACACGCCCGGGACGCGCAACGAAATCGTCGCCGAGGCGGAGAAGCGCGCGATCCAGTTCCTGCGCGACGTCGGCGAAGGGAAAGCGGCCATCCCGCTGGTCGCGACGCCCTCGCGCGAGCCCGAGGTGGCGCCCAATGAACCGGTGCTGCTGGCCGACGGCCGCATGTTCACGCGCGACCGGATGAGGGCGCTGTGAGCGTCGGCGTCCATGTCGACGTCGTCGGCCTTGAGCCGACGCTGGCGCGACTGGAGGCGCTCGGCCGGATCGAATTCTTCGAGCTGATGGACGGCCTGGCGCGGATGGGCCAGCAGCAGACGCAGCGGCGGATCGAGGAAGAGAAGACGTCGCCCGACAGCAACAAGTGGCCTCTGACCCGCGAAGGGCGCCCGGCGTTGTTCGTCTCCGGAACCCACCTCTATCGCTCGATCGACCATGACGCGAGCGGAACGCAGGCGCGCTGGGGAACCGGGTGGATCGGCGCCAAGGTGCATCAGTTCGGCGCGACGATCGTGCCGAAGAACGCCAAGGCGCTGCACTTCAGGCTCGGCGGCCGCGACGTGTTCGCCAAGCGCGTGACCATCCCGGCGCGGCCCTATCTCGGGATCAGCGCCGACAACGCGGCCGACCTCGAAGCCGCGGCGGCGAAGTTCATCGAGAGGCGCCTTCAGTGAACGACCTGCTCGTCCTTCGCGAGGCGGTGGTCGCCTCGCTCCGCGCCAAGCTCGGGACGGGCGTCAACGTCGGCGCCCACGGGGGCACCTTCGACCTCGAGGAGGTCAAGCGCTTCGCCACCCTGGCGCCGGCGGTGCGGGTCGCGATCGTCGGCGCCGGACGCGCCTCGCGCTGGTCGGACGGGCGCTGGTGCGTCCCCATCCGCTTCGCCGCCGTCGTCTTCGCCCGCGACACGGCGGAGCCGGGCAAGGTCAGGCGCGACACGGCGGCGCTGCTGCTGGCGAGCGCGGTCGAGCTCGCCGTCGCTTCCAACCGCTTCGGCCTCGATGGGGTGTTTCAGCCCGAGGAGGTCGAGGGCCGCAACGAATATTCGGGCAAGCTCGACACGCTCGGCGTGGCGCTGTGGCAGGTGACGTGGACGTCGCGCGCGCTGATCGGCGCGCCCAACGATCCGCCCGACACGGCGATCGCGGCATTGACGCAGGCGCTGGTCGAAGGCGTCGCCACCTGGAACGCGCCGGCGGCCGGCGCTCCCGCCGCTTCCGGGCTGACGGGCGCCGATCCCCTCAACGGGGGGGATAATTCATGAGCCTCGTCGCCCGTGTCGAAGCGCTCGAATACCAGATCGCCGATCTCAAGCGCCGGCAGTCGAACTATGTGCGCCCCGGCGTGGTGATGAGCTTCGACCCGAAGACGAATTCGATCGTCGCCAACATCGGCGACGCGACGACGCCGGTCCCGACCCATGCGGTTCCCCTCTTCACCCACGCCGGGTCGGGCAAGAGCTGGCGGCCGATGAAGGCGGGCCAGCAGGTGATACTGCTCTGCCCCGACGGCGATCTTTCCAATGCGGTGGCGCTTCCGGGCGGCTTCCACGACCAGAACCCGGCGCCGTCGCAAAGCGCCGCCGAAGACATCGAGGCGCAGCGCGGAGCCGCGCGGCTGCGCACCACCGACACGGCGGCGTTCCTCGAATGCGGCCCGTCGAGCGTCAAGGTCGAGGACGGGACGATCACGCTGACGGGGGTGAAGATCGTGCTCGCCGGGACGTCCTACCTCGGCGGCGCCGGCGCGGCCAATCCGGTGGCGATGCTGGGGACGGTCGACACCGGCGGCTTCGCCGACGTCTCCAACCTCGCGACCAAGGCTTTCACCGAATGAAAGGGCTCTTGAAATGGCTGTGATCAAGCGATCGGGACCGCGCCGCGGACTTTCGGTCGGCAAGGCGAAGGTCGATACGACCAAGGTCAGCTACACCGTGGTCAAGGCGATCGGCAACGCGATGAAGATCGCCGGCAAGCGGCGCCAGAAGGGCGACGTGTTCGAGGCGATCCCGCGCCACGTCTATTTCCTGGTGCTCGAAGGCGTGATCGCGCCGACGGCGAGCCTCGCCGCCAGCGCGTCGAGCGCGTCTTCGGCGTCGAGCGCCTCATCGGCCTCCTCCGCGTCGTCGGCGTCTTCAGCGTCGAGCGCATCGTCCGCGAGCTCTTCGTCGACCTCGTCGAAGAAGTCGGCCTCCTGACCATGCGCACCGGGATCGATCGCAATACGGGCGCCGTCCTGACCGGCTGGGGCCATTGCGTCCAGTCGATCCTCGACATCGTCTCGACGGCGATCGGCTCGCGCGTCATCGCCAGGCCCTACGGCTCGGACGGCCCGGACATGATCGACCGGCCGCAGAGCCCGCCGTCGATCGTCGCCCACTGGTCGGCGATCGCCGAGGCGTTGCGCAAGTGGGAGCCGGGGTTCCGGCTCAAGCAGGTCGCGGCGACGCGGCTCGGCCCCGACGGCGTCGCCGGCTTCGCGCTCGCGGGCGATTATTACCCGAACGGCCATCTCGGCGATTACTCGGTGGTAGTGCCGATGCAGACGGTGAACGTGGCGTTGCCGGCGATGTTCGCATGAGCAATTTCGCCAACATCAACCTGTCGAGCCTGCCGCAGCCCGCGGCGGTGGCGACGTGGTCGTTCGCGGCGATCGTGCAGGCGCGGCTGGCCGACTTCACCCAGCGGATGCAGGCGGCGGGGATCGCCTATGACACCGGCGCGCTCGAAAGCGAGCCGGCGGTCAAGCTGCAGGAGACGGGCGCCTATCGCGAGAGCCTGGTCTATCAGCGCATCAACGAAGCGGTGCTGGCGACCAGCCTGGCTTGGGCGGAGGGAACGGATCTCGATAACGTCGCGGCGGCCTTCGACACCTTCCGCGCCGCCGGCGAGCTCGATCCGTCGTTGAAGCGGCGGGCGCAGCTCGCCTGGGAGGCCTTGAGCCAGGGCGGCACGTACGGCGGCTATCGCTACAAAGCGCTGTCGGCGGCGCCGACCGATCTCGCCGACGTCGCCGTCTACGGCGCGGAAGTCGCCGGCGTCTCGCCCGGCCAGGTGATGATCGTCTGCCTCGGCGTCGCGGCCAACGGCGTTCCGTCGGCCGCCTCGCTCGCCGCGGCGCGCGCCGCGTTTCCGCGGCCAAATCGCAAAGTCAACGACCAGATCGTGGTGCGCGCGATCAATCCGGCGCCCTATGCGGTCGACGCGACCTTAATCCTTTCGCCCGGCGCCGATCCCAACGCCGTGGTCGCGGCGCAGACGGCGGCGCTCAATGCCTTCGCCGCGGCGCGGCGCGCCATCGGCGCGTCGGTGTCGCCCGGCAATATCGCCTCCGTGCTCGGCTATTCCGCGCCCGGCCTGGTCTACGACGTCGTGGTGCGCTCGCCCGCTTACGCCGTCGGCGGCGATCCCTTCGCCGCGCCGATCCTCTCCGGCGCGCGCGTCGTCTGGCAGGCGAGGTCATCATGAGCGCGACCGACCTGCTGCCGCCCAACGCGACGCCGTTCGAAAGCGCTCAGAGCGCGGAGGACAATCGCATCCTCGGCGCCGACGTCGCCGCGATCCGCCGCGAGCGCCAGCCGGCGAGCTGCGACGAGGCGTTCATCGCCCCGCTCGCCTGGGAGCGCAGCATTCATTTCTGGGCGCCCGGCGACGACGCGGGAAATCGCGCCCGCATCGCCTCCAGCTTCGCCGATCACGGCGCCTACGGCTCGCCCGCCGCGCTGGAGCAGGAAATCGCGCTCGATACGGGCTTAAGCGTGACGGTGCGCGAGTTCTGGGAGATCGCCGGCCTCGTCTGGCCCGACTTCGTCGTCGACGTCGCCGTCGCTCCCGGCGATCCTGCGCCCGACCTGTCGGCGGTCGCCGCGTCGGCCAACGCGCGCAAGAACGTGCGCGACGTGCTGGCGCGGGTGCGCCAAGTCGCCGCCCAGCCGGCCGCGCCCTTGAACGTCGGCGCGGCGTGCTGCGTCACGCCGCGGATGACGATCCTGCCGCTCGGGGGCGCGCCGCACGATCCGCAGCTCTACGTCGGCGCTTCGACGCGCGCGCTGCCCCATGTCACCGTTCTGCCTCTGAAGGCCGCCGCATGACCACGCAAGTTTACGCCACGCAGGTCACCCAGTATTTCCTCGCCGCCCAGGCGGCCTACCAGGCGGCGGGAGGAACCGGGACCCCGCTCAATATCGCCGGCGGCACGCTGGTGGTCGGCGACGGCAATGGCGCCGTGCCGTCGATCTCGGCGCTGGTGGCGACGAACGGCGTCACCCATGAAGTGTGGCGCGGAAACACCATCAACTCGGTTTCGGTCGACGCCAACAACGCCGACCAGCTCGACATCGCCTGCGAGATCCCGGCGGCGATCGGCGGGGCCGAGATCGGGCCGTTCAACATCACCGAGTTCGCCATCCTCGACGCGCTCGGCAATTGTTGCGTCGTCGGCACGACGAATTTGCAGAAGACCGTGTCGGCGCAGGGGCAGACGAGCGATCTCGCCTGGACCGCGGCCGTCGCCTATTCGGTCGCCGGCTCGGTCGTCGTGACGCCGCCGACGGCGGGCTATGCGACCATGAACCAGGTCGAGGCCGCCTTCAACGCCAACTTGCCGACATGCGTCGCGCCGCTAACCAAGAGCGACGTGACGAACCCGGGCGGCTGGACCGCCCGCACCTTCGGCGTCGCCGCCGCCTCGCAGCCGGCCGACGTCGTGACGCCGACGACGAGCGCGAATGCGATGGGGGTCGGGCGGCCGGCGAGCGCGGCCGAGTTCGCCGCCGGCGCGCCGACCGCGGGCGGCTTCGCTTGGCCGTGGCCGACGCTGCAACAGGTCGCCGGCGCGTTCGCGGCGATCGCGGCGACGATCGCCTCGCTGACGGCCTCGCTCGCCGGCTATCTCAAGCTCTCGGGCGGGACGATGAGCGGCGCGCTCGTGCTCGCCGCCGACCCGACGGCGAGCCTCGGGGCGGCGACGAAGCAATACGTCGACGGCAAGGTCGGCGGCGCGGGCTATCTGCCGCTGGCGGGCGGGACGATGACCGGCCCGCTCGCGCTCGCCGCCGACCCAACCGCGCCGATGCAGGCGGCGACCAAGGAATACGTCGACGCGGCGGCCAACGGCGCCGGGAAGGCGCTGAAGGTCGGGACGGTCGTGACGGCGACGGGGTTTAACTACAGCAACGCCTCCGCCGACACGATCGGGCAGAGCTACACGTCATCGGGCGGCGCGGTCGCGACGGCTTACGCGGCGTTCCGATCGAACGCGACTTATGTCGCCGACGACCAGACCTGGACGGTCATTGCTTCTCAGGCTTTCGAAAGCGGCATGGACGAGGCCAACACAGGGGGGACGGTGGCGACTCATGTCTACCTGACGACGACGACGCTGATGCGGACCGCCTGACGTGACCAACATCCTCGCCCTGCCGCAGATCTCCGGGTCGCTCAGTCTTGCGACCAACGGCGACTTGCGCGCTTCGCTCGGCTTCACCCAGGCCAATTCGTCGACGGCGATCGACCTCACCGGCATCGCCTTCCGCATGCAGGTCCGGCTCGCCAGCGACGCGACGCAGATCGCGCTCGACCTGTCGACCGACAACGGTCTGCTGATCAATGGCGGCGCGAACGGTCTGCTGAGCTGGGTCGTCCCGGCGGCGATGACGGCGCAGATCGCGCCCGGCGCCTACGTCGCCGACCTGCTGGCGATCGCCGACGGCGCGACGATCAACCTCTGCGCCGCCGCGCCGCTGGCGGTGACCGTGACGCAGGGGGTGACATGCTGACGATCGCGACCGCGCCTTCGCCGCTCGTCGTCGCCGCCGCGGCCGCGGCGCTGACGATCGGCGCGGCGTCGCCCAGCGCGTTGCAGGCCAACGGCGCCAACGCCGTCGCCAGCGTCTCTCCGGTCGCCGGCGCTTCCGTCGCGGCGAGCGGCGCGGGCGCTTCGGTCGCCGCGCGTGGCCTCGCCGACGCGGCGGCGACGACGCGCGCGCTGTCTTTCCAGCCGGCGAGCGGCGCGACTTCGATCGACTGCTCGCAGGGCAACACCTTCGGCTTCACGCTTGAGGGCGCGGCGGCGTTCGCCTTCGCCCGCTGGCCGACGACCGGGCGCGACCAGCGCGTCGTCGTCTACCTGGCGCAGGATGCGACCGGCGGACGAACGGCGAGCTTCGCTGGCGTCAAGTGGCCCGACGGCGCGGCGCCCGAGCTGTCGACAAGCGCCGGCGCGGTCGACTGCCTGGTGTTCGACAGCTTCGACGGCGGCCAGACGATCTTCGGCAACCTCGTGGGAGGAGCCTATGCGTGAGCCGCTCGCGCGGCGCCCCCTCTCCCCGCCGAGGCGGGGAGAGGGTTGGGGTGAGGGGCCGGTCGCTTCGCCGCGCCGCCTCCCGCACGCCCCGCCCCTCATCCTAACCTTCTCCCCGCAAGCGGGGAGAAGGGAGATCGCGCCGCGGCGCGCTGATGGAGATGTCAGGTGAGCATCCAATTTTCGACCGCCGTGCGCAACGCGCGGCTCAACGCCATTGTCGCCACCATCGGCGCTTCGGCGAAGCTCTTGCTCTACACCGGCGCGCCGCCAGCGAACTGCGCGGCGAGCGAGACCGGCGCGCTGCTGGCGACGCTGACATTGCCCGCGGCCGAGGAGAACGCGGCGAGCGGCGGCTCGGAAACCCAGGCGAGCGGACCATGGACGGGAACGGCCAGCGCGGCAGGGACGGCCGGCCATTTCCGCGTCATGGACTCGACCGGCGCGACCTGCCACATGCAGGGCGCGGTCGGCCAGGGTTCGGGCGACCTTTCGTTCGACAACCCGACCTTCGCCGCCGGGCAGAACATCCAAATCACCTCGTTCACGCTGACCGACGGCAACGCTTGAGATGGCCAAGCTGGTCAATCGCGCCAAGATGACGGCGGCGAGCGCGCCGGGAACCGGCGCGATCACGCTCGGCGGCGCGGTCGCCGGCTATCAAACCTTCGCCGCCGCGGGCGTCAATAACGGCGACGTCGTCTCCTACGTCATCGAGGATGGCGCGAACTGGGAGATCGGCTACGGCGGCTATTCGTCGACCGGCCCGACGTTGACGCGCGCGACCGTGCTCGCCTCTTCCAACTCCGGCTCGGCGATATCGGCGACGGCGGCCGCGTTGGCGTTCGTCTCGCCGCTGGCGCCGGATCTGCCGGCTGCGGGCGAGATCGTCATCGCGCCGGGCGCGACGCCGCCGCCCGGGACGATCGCCCTAAACGGCGCGCTGCTCTCGCGCGCGGCCTACGCCGCGCTGTGGGTCTACGCGCAGGCCAGCGGCAACCTGGCGGCGTCCGACGCGGCGTGGAGCTCGGGGCAATTCTCGCCGGGCGACGGGTCCACCTTTCGCATTCCGGACGCCCGCGGCGTGTTCATTCGCGGCCTCGACAACGGCCGCGGCCTCGACAGCGGGCGCGCGCTCGGCTCCTACCAGGCCGACATGTACGCTTCGCACGCGCACAGCGTCACCGACGGAGGCCACGCGCACAACGTGACCGATCCGGGCCATAGACACACCGAGACCTTAGGTTCGATCGGCGGCGGCGTGGCAGTCGCGCAGACGAACGGCACCGGGGCGGCTCAGAACACTGGGACCGCCACGACAGGCCTCACCGTCAATTCCGCGACCACCGGCATCAGCGTCGGCGCCGCCGGCTCGGCCGAGACGGCGCCGAAAAACGTCGCCTGGCTGGTCTGCATCCGCTACTGAAGGACCCCGCGCTTGTCCGACGCTCCCGCCGTCTACAACTACAGCGCCGCTGACGGCTCTTACCTCGGCCCGTCGACCGCCGACCCATCGCCGCTGGAGCCGGGCGTCTGGCTCTATCCGGCCCATTCGACCACGATGGCGCCGCCGACGGCGGGCGCGCGGCAGGCGGCCGTGTTCGCCGGCGGCGCGTGGAGACTCATCGTCGACCATCGCGGCGAGACCTGGTGGGCGCCCGACGGCGCGGCGGTGATCGTTACGGCGCTCGGCGACCCGGCCGCTTCGGGCCTCAGCGCGACGCCGCCCGCGGCCATCGGGGCGCTGGCGCTCGACGCCGACGACGGCGATCTCGTCGCCAGCGGCTCGGTTTCGCCGACGCTCGCCATGCTCGCCGCCGCCGCGATCGCGGCGGCGCGCGTCGCCTGCGCGGCGTTGACTGAGCAGGTCGCGTCGAGCGCGACCCACCAGAACGCCTACATCGTCGCCGCCGCCATGGTCGGCCCCGGCGCCGCGGCGCCGAGCGTGGACCCGGCGAAGACGGCGTTCGTCAATTGGGCGACCGTGCTGGGGCTCGACGCGCCGACGCTCGCCCAGCGCGTGGTCGCCGTCTCGGCGGCGCTGTTCGCGCTGTCGGCGGCGCTGACGGCCTTCGAGCAGGCGGCGCCGGCGGCGCCGTCGAGCGACGCGTTGCAGGCGGCGCTGACGGTCTTCGAAAGCGCGCTGGCGAATGTCGTCGCCGCAGCCAACGCCGCGGGCCTGACGCTGACGGCGCCGACCGTCGCCGTCGCCGGCCTGACCTAGCCGATGCTCGGGTTCGCGCCCCTCGGCCATCTGCCGCTCGGCGCGAGCGCGACCTCGGGCGGGACGCTCGCCGGCGGCGCGCTCGTCGCCGCGACGCTCTCCGCCAGCGCTTGCGCGCCGGCGACCGGCGCGGCCTCGGCGACGACCGGCGCGGCGACGCTCTCGGCCGCCGCTTCCGCGCCAGCTAACGCCGCGGCCGCCGCGGCGCTCGCGCCGGCGACGCTCGCGGCGGCCGGCGCGGCGCTCGCCGGCGCTTGCGCCGCGCCGACGCTCGACGCTGCGGCGCTGGCCTCGGCCGACCAGGCGGTCGCCTCCAGCGCGCTGGTCGCGACGCTCGACGACGCAGGCGCCGCGGCGGCCGGCGCGGCGGCGGCGACGGGCTCGGCGACGATCGATCTCGGCGCTTCGCCCGGCTCGCCGCCGCTCGGCGGCTTCGCCCTCGGCGCTCTCCCGCTCGGGGGCGGACCTTCCGCCATCGTCGGCGCGACGCTCGCCGCGACCGGCGTCCAGGCGCCGGCGACGGCCACGCTGGCGCTGGCGCTCGCCGACGCGACGCTCGCAGCGGCGGCCTCGGCGCCGGCGAGCGCCGCGGCGGTCGCGACGCTCGAAGCCGCTTCGCTCGCCGCCGCCTCGCGCGCGCGGCGCCGCTATCGCCCCGCCGCGCTGCTGATGGCGGCATGAAAGGAGGACGCGTGAACCGGCCATTCAGTCTTGCGCTCGGCCTCGCGCTGGCGGCGCTGACGGGGGCGGCCGACGCCGCGGCGGCCGGCCGCGCGCCGGCGCCGCCGACGCTGCAGCCGGCCGCCGCGAGCGCGACGGCGATGGTCGCGGCGACGGAAAGCGCGGCGCTGGTCGAGGCGGCGCGCTGGCTCGGCGCGCGCAACCCCGTCGGCACGGTCGGCCCGTGGTGCGCCGACTTCGTCAGCTTCGTGCTCAGGCGCGTCGGCCGGCCGCCGCTCGCCAGCCGCGCGGCCGCGTCGGCGCTGCGCTACGGCCCGCGGCTCGCCGGCCCGCGCATCGGCGCGCTGGCGGTGATGCGCACCCGGCGCGGACCAGCCGGACACGTCGGCTTCGTCGAAGGGATCGAGCCGGACGGATCGATCCGGTTGCTGTCGGGCAACTGGGGCGGCCGCGTGGCGCTAAGCGTGATCGCGCGCGCCAGCGTCATCGCGTTCGTCGAAGCCGGGGCTGCTGGTGAAGTTGTTCACCCTCGCCGAGCGGGGCGAACGAAAGCCAAGTTCGCCCTGTTTCGAAACGCCGTCAAGCGGCCTTTAAACCAGCCTCGCGAGGCTTCATGAGCTCCACCATTTTCCTCCATGGCGTCGAGGTCGACGAGGTCGAGTCCGCGACGCAGCCGGTCTCCCTCAACCCCTCGGGCGTGATCGGCCTGATCGGCACCGCGGCGTCGGCCGAGGAGGCGACGTTTCCGCTCAACGAGCCGGTGCTGCTCGACTCGCAGCCGACCGCGGCGCTGAAGCTCGGCGTCGAGGGCACCCTGCTCAGCTCGGTGCAGCAATGCTACGCCGAGGGCGCGGGCCAGGTGGTGGTGGTGAGGGTCGCCGATGCGGCCGATCCCGACACGACGATGAGCAACATCATCGGCTCGCAGGCTGCGAAGACGGGCCTCTACGCGCTGCTCGGCGCGCGCGCGAAGCTCGGCGTGCCGCCGCGCACCATCATCGCCCCCGGCTACACCTCGATCCTGCCGACGGCGACCGGGGGCGGCCCGCTCGCCAACCCGGTGGTCACCGCGGCGCTGCCGGTGGCGGAGCGGCTTAGAGGCCGCGTCTACGCCGACTGCCCGTCGACCAGCGACGAGGACTGCGTCGCCGCCGCCGCGCTCTACTCGTCCGATCGCCTGCTGCTGTTCTATCCGAACGTGATGGTGTGGGACACGGCGACCTCGGCCTATGTCGCGCTGCCCGCGTCGGCCTCGATGGCGGGCTTGACCGCCTACGTGCATGAGAACCTCGGCTTCTGGTTCTCGCCGTCGAACCAGGCGCTGCAAGGCGTCGGCGGCGTCTCCAACCCGATCGACTGGGCGATGAGCGACCCCGACTGCGAAGCCAACACGCTCAACGCCGCGCGCATCACCACCATCATCAACGCCGCGCAGCAGGCCGGCCTGACCTACGGCGGCTTCCGCCGCTGGGGCAACCGCAACCTCTCCGCCGACACGAACTGGATGTTCGAGGCGGTGCGCACCTGCCTCGACGAGGTCTACGAGGCGCTCGACGAGGTGACGCTGTGGGCGGTCGACAAGCCGGCGGGGCTGCAACTGCTCCAGGACATGACCAACCGCGCCAACGATTGGTTCAAGTGGGCGAAGAAGGTCGGCTTTTTGGTCGGCGGCCGCTGCTGGCTCGACGCGGAGCTCAACCCCTCGTCGCAGACCAGCCAGGGGATCTGGAACTGGTCGATCGACCCGATGGGGCCGGTGCCGATGGAGCACATCATCTACACCGCGAGCCAGAACGACTCCTACTACGACCAGGAGGTCGCGGCGCTCGCCAACATGATCTCGGCGAACGGGTGAGCCTATGACGACCAACCAGCTCGATTACATCCTCCAATCGTTCAGCCTCAACATCGACGGCTACGGCATGGCCGGCTCGGGCGAGAAGTGCACGCTGCCGAAGATCAAGAAGCACATGGAGAAGTACCGCGGCGGCGGCATGGTCGCGCCGCGCCAGCACGCGCTCGGCTACGACGAATTTGAGTTTGAGTGCTCGCTCAGCGCGGTCAACCCGCAGGTGATCGCCCAGAGCGCCTTCCTCGTGTCGAAGGGCGTCGCCTTCTCGGTGCGCGCCTATCTCGACGGCGACCAGAACGCGACCCACTCGCTCTACCTCTACATGCGCGGCGAAGTGATCGAGAACGACTTCGGCGAGTGGGAGGCGGCCAAGAAGGCGATGATGAAGATCAAGATCGCGCTCGACGCCCTGAACCTGACCGTCGATGGCGCGTCGATCTTCGACATCGATATCGAGAACGGCGTCGACACCTGGAACGGAACCGACGTCGCGGCGATGATCGCCGACGCCATCGGGTCGTGAAAGCGGTTTTCAAACAGGGGTTGGCGGCATGCCTGAAGACAAGAAAGACGAGCTGGTCGACGCGTCGAAGGGCTGGGGCATCGAGGAATTCGAGCTCAGACGCCCATTCAAGTTCGCCGGCGTCGAATTCCGCGCCCTCAAGGTGCGGGTGCCGACCGGCGCCGACATCGAGGCCTACATCAGGTCGCCCGACCGCGGGCTGCGCGTCCTGGCGCTGAGGCTGGTCGACGCCGACGCCAAGGCGCTCGACGCGATGCACGGCTCGGACTATTCGCGCCTGCTGGCCTCGGTGGGGGAATTCGTCGCCGGTGTCCGCTAGACCTCGACGAGGTCCTCGACGACATCGGCCTGGCGTTTCCCTATAGCCGCGAATGGGTGTTGGCGCAGCCGGCGCCGACGATCGTGAGGCTCGCGCGACGCGCCGCCATGCACCTTGACCGGCTCTACGGGCGCTGACCATGGCCAACATGACGCTCGAAGTCGTTCTCGAGCTGGTCAACCGGCTGACCGGGCCGGCGAGGGAGGCGGCAAGAGACCTCGAACAGTTCGGCGCGGCGGCGCGGAAGGCGGGAAGCGCCGACGCCGCCCTTCGCCCCGACAAGTGGGTCGAGGAAGGCCGCGCCATCATGGCGGCGGCGGAGCAGGCGAAGAAGTTCGAAGCTTCCGCTTTCAACGCCGCCGAGGCCGAGAAGAAGATCAGCGGCGCGCCGTGGGTCGCGACGGCGGAGGACATCGACAAGGCGACCGCGGCGCTGAAGGGCTTCAACGCGCAGCTCGACGCCATAGCGGGAAAGAAGCCGCCCGGCGCGCCGGGCGGCCGGCCCGGTCCGGGCGGCAAGGGCGAGCCGTCGGGGGTCGCTCAGTTCATTGAAAACGCGGCTGAGATGACTGCGTTGTTCGAAGGCCCCAAGGCCATCGAAACGATCATCGGCGGCGGCGCGCATCTGACCAGCGAGACGATCGCCCAGAAGATCGCCGGCATGAGCCCGGCGCAGATCGCCGACGCGCGCTCGCTCGCGGTCAGCCTGCAACAGCAGTTTCCGCAGTTCACCCTGACGGACATCCTCAAGGAAGCGCGCGAGGCGCGCGCCGTCTTCACCACTGACGAGGAGGCGCGCAACGCGCTCGTTCCCTATCTGAAGATGGCGGCGCTGGCCGACCGCGACCACCCCGGCGAGGGCCTCGCCGCCGCCTACCCGGCCCTGCGCGCAGTCGAGGAGGGCGGCTACGCGAGGGACGCGGCCCAGACCATCGCGGTCCTCGACGCAGCCCAGCGCGCCAAGAACGCCATGGGCGCGAAGATCAGCTTCGAGGACTATTTCCAGGTCTACCAGCGCGGGGGCGCCTTCGCGCGGAACTGGAGCATGGAGTTCATTCGCGACGAGCTGCCACACCTGCTGGCCTCGCTCGGCGGCGACGCGACCGGCATGATGATCGCGACGCTCGGCGAAGGGATCATGGGCGGCCACCTGATGGGGCCGTCGCTCGACGCGCTCGACAAGCTCGGGCTGCTCGACGAGACGAAAGTCGAGCGGGACAAGGGCGGCCGCGTCAAGCGCATCGAGCCGGGCGGCGTCAAAGGCGCCGGCGTCCTCGGCCATGATCCAGTCCACTGGGCGCAGGATGTACTTTGGCCGGCGATCGAGAAGGCGACCTCCAATCCCGACGAGCAGATGATGTTGCTGTCGACGGTGATGTCGAACCGCAACGAGCTCAAAGCGGCCTTCATGGCGGTCACCGATCTGCCGCAGTTCGCCCGCACCAGGGAGCTGATCGAGAACCCTCTCAACCGGGGGCTCGACGCGGCGGACCTGCTCAAGGGCGATCCGACGGTCGGATGGCAGGCGGCGAAGTCGTCGCTCGAGACGCTGGCCGGCGTCGCCTTCGAGCCGGCGATGAAACCACTCGCCGCCGGGCTCGACATGCTGGCCAGCAGCATATCGGGGCTCAGCCGAGCGGCGGCGAACCATCCGATCGAGAGCACGCTGGCGTCGGGCGGCGCGCTCGCCGCGATCACCTATTGGCTCGGCAAGAGCGTCGTCGGGATCGGCCAGGGGATAGGACGGTTCATACGCGGGGGGGAAGCCCCCGCCGCCGCAGCGGAGGCCGGCGCCGCGGCCGGGGGCGCCCGCGCGTTAGGCGGACGCTTTCTCGGGCCGCTCGGCTGGGCGCTGGCCGCGGCGGACACCTTTAATGACTTGGTCGACGACGCGCGGCGCCTGCGCGCGGACTTCTCCGTCGCGCCGGCCGGCGCGAACGCCAAAGCCTCGGCCGCCGCCGACCCGGCGATGATCGCCGCCGGGCGCCTGCGCGCCGGGCTCGACGCGTCGGCGGCCGAGCCGACGAAGCCGAAGGTCGACGCCAGCGAGATCGAGCGCGCGTCGGACAAGGCCAAGCAGGCGAGCGCCGACTTGAAGGCGCTGGGCCAGACGGTGAAGCCGAAGATCGACGCCTCGCCGCTCGACGCGCTGATCGTCAAGCTGCGCGAGGCGGCCTCCCTCGTGACCTCGATCAACGGCGGCCTCGGCGTCGCTTCGCATCGCGCCAGCTTCGCCGGCGCGCTGCACGACGGGCCGGAGGCGCGCTGATGCTGATGTGCTGGGGCGGATACGTCTTCGAAATGGGGGCGATGGCGTTCGATCAACTCTCCCGCCAGGTGAAGGCGCAGTGGGCCGAGCATAAGATCATCGGCCGCCGTCCGGCCGGCCAGTATCTCGGCCCGGACAAGCGGACGCTGACGATCCACGGCGTCATCTTCCCGAACGACGACGGCGCCGGCGCGGCGGCGCAGGCGCTGGCGCTGGAGGCGGCGTGCGAGGCGGGCGAGGTCTATTGCCTGGTGACCGGCTCGGGGTCTGTCTCCGGGCCATACCGGCTGGAGGAAATCGACCCGCAGGAGAGCTTTCACGACGCCGCCGGCAATCCGGGGCGCGTCGAATACAACCTGACCTTCGCCGCCCACGACGACGGCGCTGGGCAGGTGTGGAGCATCTGGCCATGAGCTCAACCTACATCACCGCCCCCGTGATGCAGGGCGACATGTTGTCAAAAGAATATCTGGACGCTCGGGACGAGGGCTTCGAGGCCTACTGGGATTGCAAGAGGCAGATCGAAAACCCCTATCGCGGCGTCGACCGGCTCAAAGCCGCGGGATGGGACGAGGGTTGGAAGTGGGGGTGTGAAACCGCAGAGTACGAGGACGGCCCATGAGCTCAACCTACATCACCGCCCAGGGCGACATGGTCGACGCGCTGGCGTGGCTCAATTATGGCTACGTCGCCGGCGCGGCCGAAGCGATCCTCGCCGCCAATCCCGGGCTCGCCTCCGAGCCGCCGGTTCTGCCCGAGAACCTGACGATCGTCCTGCCCGCTGTCGCCGCCGTCGCCCCGCCGCCCAAGCAGACCGTCAATCTCTGGGATTAGCGATGGCGACGCCGGTTCTCGCAATCTCGATCGGCGGCCAGGACGTCTCGTCCAAGATCAACCCGCGCGTGCTCAAAGGCCGGGTGACCCGCCACGACGGCGACAAGGCCGACGAGATGGAGCTGACCCTGTCGAACTACGACGGGCTGCTCGCCAAGCCGCGGCGCGGCGCGACGCTGACGATCGCGCTCGGCTTCCACGAGTTCGGCGGCGCGGTCGACCGCGGGGCCTATATCATTCAGGACGTGACCAAGAGCGGCGGCCCGGCGGTGTTCCATGTGACGGGCCAGTCGGCCGATTTGAAAAAGACCTTGAAGACCCAGAAGACCCGCGCATGGACGGCGCCGAAGACGCTCGGCGACGTGCTCAGCGAGGTGGCGAGCGACAACGGCCTGAAGGCGGCGGTCGACGGCGCCCTGGCCTCGATCGCCATCGACAAAATTATCGCCCAGACCGGCGAGAGCGACATGCACCTGGTGACGCGGCTGGCGCGCCGCTTCGACGCGGTGGGGAAGTTCGCGCAGGGGATGCTCGCCTTCGTCCCCAAGGGCGCGGGAACGACGGCGAGCGGGGCGTCGATCGCGGCCGTCACAATCACTCCCGAGGACTGCGAGACGTTCTCAGTCCACGACAGCGACCGCAGCGTGCGCGGCAAGAGCCACGCCAAGGTGTGGAACCGGGCGACCGCGACTTCGACCGATGTGACCGGCGACGCCGGCGACGGCGGCCCCGACTACGGCTACCCCGAGACCTTCGGCTCG